GGCTCTGCGACGCATCTCATCGTAAGAGTGTGCAGTATTTGACCCGTCGATAATGGCTATTTTAGCTTCCACGGCAGCATCGCCAGTGTCTTGCTCAATCGCTTCTGCTGCGTCCCAAACTGCTGCCACCCAGTTGTCGATCTCAGAGGGCTGCATTTCCCGTCCAAGAATCTCCCTTTGTGCATCGTTCAGATTAAACGCCATGTTATTCTTTCTCCTTATGCCAACAGCGTGACGGACATTTGTGTGTCCGCACCTCCTAAATCGACGACCTGCGAGCCTCCTCCTATCGTTAGTTTGCAGACACACGTATCGCTCGCATCCGCGTCCACTACCATCGCGCCCTCAAGAATCACTGCGTTGTTGTTGTCGCGGCTGGCTCCAGCATTTCCAATCCAAAACCAGTAGCCGTTGCTGCTGTAATTTGAGGTGACAATGCCAAAACTGCCGCGATCATGCGACGCCGTCAGGCCATATACGTACGTTTTGGCGGTTACGAGATATTTCCCCGTGACAGGAAACGTGTACGTATCTGACGAAAAATTTGTGCCGATGTCGTAAACCTCGTTTGGGAACAGCAGGGTATACTGCGTGTTGTCGCCCGTGACATTGGACACATCGCCGCCTCGAACCAGACACATTGGTTGTGCGCTGGCTGTGTACCGACCCGTAATAGCGAGGGTTGTGCCATCCCACGTTAATCCTGATTCTGCGTCCAGTTCAGTGGTGGTTGAACCGACTGTCACTAACTCCGATTCTGTGGCGTTATTGAGTGCCGTAACGGCTGGGCTGGCTATTGTTTGCCATGACAGGACCCCCGCGTCAGTTGATTGAAGGTATTTGCTGGATGCCGGGAAGGCGGCTGGAAGTTGATATACGGAGGTTCCTGTGATCGAGTCAGGCGCTTTAAATCCGGCATAGTTGTTGCCATTTGCAGCTAATTCCAGAAAGCGCATTTCCGTTGTGTTGCCACTGCTGGTCCCGTGAGGAGACATCGTTAGGCCACCAGCACCAACCACTCGCGTCGTGTCCAGGCCATCTTCGTCGTATTCGATGGTTAGGTCTTGATCGTTGCCGAACTTGAGTGCCTTGTCATCGGCGATGTATACATCACCCCATTCAGCGGATGTTGATCCAAGATCAGCGCCACCAGCTGCATCAGGAATAATCGAGGTGCTGGCTGTGACAGTTGTGAAAGTTGGTGAGTCACCTGTTCCTAACCCCAATGATGTTCGTGCTGTGGCTCCGCTTTCGGCTACTGGATCACCAGAGCCATCGCCCACCAGAAACTCACCATCACCGAGAACAGCCATTGCCGTAATGGCGGCTGTGCCACTGCCCAGCAGAACACCACCATCGGTTAAACTGGAGGCACCAGTACCACCGTCTGCGACTGGCACATCCGTGCCACCAGCCCTGTAGACAATGTTCCCCTCAACATTCAGATCTCCGGCACTGGCCCGAGTAACCGTGGTATCAGTAGCATGGCCGACATTAACGCCTGTAAACTGTGGGCTGTCCCCTGTCCCCAATCCAAGTGTCGTCTGTGCCGCTGCCTGTGTGGTGTCATCGAGCACTGTCGCCATGAAATCAGTGACAGTAACCTGGTCGGCTGTACCAATCGCACTTTCCAGTGCATCGGCATCTGCATTCCATTTAATAAAATGAGAGGCGACTGGAGCAGGAAGCTCGACAGATACACTGTCCGCCGTTCCCTTGCCCAGACGCATGGAACGAGCGATATCCCGCTGGTTCTGCTGGGTCAGCATTGTGTTTCTATCGAGGGCGCTCTCGTGGGTTTCTGCGCTGAAACTGTCAGATTCCACATAATCGGTGCTTTGCGTATAGGAAACCGATCGCTCGATGACGAGGGTTTCGCCGCTGGCAGGAGCCGATCCCATTGTCACATTGCCACCAGAGGCATCACCTGCCCCTGATACACTGTAATGCGTCGTCAGTGTCTTGAGTGTTGCAACACCAGCACTGCTAACAATGTAAACTTTGAGGTCGCCATCAGCGAATATACGGAACGTGTACGCAAACGCTGTTGTCGAGCCGTTACCAGAATATTCTACACGCGAAATTGTCGTTGAAACTACCATAACACCACCCTATACCACAATATATAGTACTACGTCACTAATTAGACACTACATCTAGTATTCCTTATCGAATCGACTGCTCTCCCGTTCTGGCACTTGGAGATATCTCCATAAGGAGTTGCTTTCCCGTATCCTCGTCCTGAACAATGAAATGACCTGGGTTGCCGTCGAGGGTTCTCATCAGCATTTGGTCAAATTTATTTAAGCTGTTCCGATCAAAGTCCGGCTTCTCCTGAGCAGTCAAAAGTTGGGCCATCCGGTCAGCTGTCTTCTGGTAAAAACCGGACTGCTCTGCCTTGCTGAACGTATTGCGCTCAGCCGCTTGCATGTCGGGAGTGGCAAATTCTCTGATCTGATCCATCCAGTTATCAAATTGAATTAGATTTCCAAGTTTTAACGGAGGTAAATTATTGCCAGGAACAAGACGCCAAGCACTTCTCCGTGTTCGCCAATCTGCATCGCCCGAAACAACATCCTTCATAATGTCGCCTATACGGGTTACTTGACTTGCTGTAGGACCAAAGACTGAACCCAGCTTCCAACGCATAGAGGTCGGCCACCATGGGCCTACTCCAAGACTGGGACGTACACCGTATCGATTGTCGCTCCATGCTTCGATGGCGTTGTTAGCAACGAAGAACCAGCTGGTCACACCAGACTGGTCTATCCCGTCAACAATGAATTCAAGTGGCCCGTCAGCTACGGGTACGCCATTTTGTTTGTCCCGTATCATTGTCACGAGACCACCCATAAAGACCATCATCATCATGCCCATCATGGTCTGGGCATCACGCATCTGCATGCCGGGAATCAGAACCTTGTGAAATGCAGAAGCGATAAAGGATTTGTACTGAGCTAGAATCCGGCCCCAGATTTTATAAGCAAAAAGCGGCAAGTCTCCTGCTTCCGGCGTCACAATCGCCTGGTCCACATCCCTGGCGAGTGCTGCACGGAAAACTTTTTGTGCTCTGAGGTTCTCCGATGCTCTTCTGCCATCAGATACCGGCGGAATTTCTGGTGGAGAAACTCCTTGTCCAGCATCTGGCATTCCTTCCTCTGCCATTTTGTCGATATGATGCCTTGCTAAAGATCTAATTTTTTCAGTGGTTTCAATGAAATCAAGTTTGGCATAACGAACTTCGTTAGGCTTTCTACCAGCCTTATAATCACGGAGATCTGCCTCCATTTTCGGAAGAATGTCGCCAGCCCATTGTTCGCTGAATAAAGCTCTAATTTTTTCATCAGCAAGAAAATTCTCATAGTGTGCGATAGCCTCTTTACGATTTTTGTACGGAAGTTTTTTTACTCTTGTCTCCACTCCCATTGAACCAATCGGGGTACCGGTCGTGACATCTATCTCTCTTTTCCCTGCGATACCAGCTATGATCTCGTCAAATAACCGCCGCACTTCTAAAAGCTCTTTCGCCCTAGAGCGTGATCCTTCCCCCATAAATGCCCTCGCAAGTGCCTGCCTAGCAAGAGAGGTGGAGCGACCTATAATTTTTTCTGATTTCATCAGATCGTCTAATACAGCGTATGAACCCCCAATATCGAGGTCTTCTTCGGGTAATTTTCGAACAAGATTATTTAGAGCAATCGTTATATCTGTTGTGTCTCCAGTATCGATTGCACGGCGAAGTGCATTGATTTCATCCACCAGCCTTTCCGGCGTCAATTCTCTTACAACCTGACCCGGAACAAAGAATTCCGAAGCAGCAGCAATACCCGCATTCGGGTTTTCTTTTATGGTTCTGTCGATGGATGTCGCTAAATCAATAATATCCTCAAAAACCATCCCCGGGACTGTAGATTCATGGTCTATCGGCTCCTCAGTGCGAGTGGGCCTTGTCGGATCTTCGGCCCACCTTTCCGTGTTAGGGATCTTCAAACCATTGACCGTTTCGCCGTGCTTGTTGAAGGCGTTATCAATATGTCGGGAATCCTCAAGGCTTATATATGCTGCTCGAAGACGGGCACGGTTCTTGGCACTAATCGTCCCATTAAGGTCTTGTTTAACAAGTTCCAGAATACGATGACCTGTTGAAACACCGACTGCTTGCTTCATAAAAGCGTTCCAGGGTGAAAGCATGTTGGCAATAAAGAACCCGTTGGTCATATAACCAGCGACCCGCTCGACCTTTGTGTAGCGTTGCGGAAGATCGCCTGTCATGGCTAATGCCAGTGCTCGTGTCTGAAGCATCATATCGAGGGCTGTACCGGCGGTTTTAACTTCTTTAGCCGCAACCTTCCATGTATCGAAATCGCTGATTAAAGCCCGTACCCCTTGAAACGTCGGTTCAAAACCGTTCATCATTACGGATCGGCCAATATCGGGTATTGACGAAAGCGTAGCCCCGCCAAGCATAGTCCATGTATTAAAATCAAGAACGAGTCGGGCTGTTCGTGATGGGATGCTGTAAGGATCGGTTGGAAGCTGATAGACGCCCCTCAGAATATCGCGGTAGGCTGATAAATACTCGATATGCTTTTCTGCAATCTTCTGGTGTTTTACGCCCGAAGCAGTCTTTGCATCCATATCCGCTGCTTCACGGCGTATTCCTTGAAATGTGCTTTCCATCGAAACGGAGCCAAATTTTCTGGAGATCTCAATATCGGCGCTGGCAAGCCGAACATAAGACCGCATAATGTGATCGATATCGCCTACCAGAAATTCAGCAATAACCTCATCCGGTACGTTTATTGAGCGTTGTTTAAATATTCCCTTTTTAGATTGAAGTGCCGCTTCGGTAATATTTTCAATGCCATCAATAGAGGAATTAATCGCGTTTAACTTAGCAGTAATCGACTGAATAGAATCGCGCTCAGCAATCGGTAAATTGTTTCTTTGCCAGGTTAAAATAATATTTTTCAGCTCATCTTGTCGTTGGAATACAAGAGGCTGATCCCACATGCGGGGCACAAAATTAGGCCTGTAATCACCCTTGTCTAAAACACCCGCAATAACAGCTTCATTAAAAATGTAATCGTTGGTGTCACGTACCCGTTGAGCCATCTGCTCGATTTCAGGAATATCATGCTTAATTTTGCCGTCTGTCTGAGCCTGTCTAAGCGTGGCTGTAACTTCCTCCCGAAATCTTATAATCGAAAGAGGACCATCTGGATCGGCCCGACCTGGAGCGCCTGTCAGATTTTTAGGGTGGTTTATACGTTGAGCAACATCCTGGGCAACTATCGTTGCCTTATCCATAAATGTTGGTTTACCTTTTGCTCCCCGTATTCGCATGCGATATGCCGTATGAGCATGGTTGATATCGCTTAAAAACTCGGCAAGTGTCGCGTCCCATGTTTTCATGGCACGAGCTACAGGCAGATCCGTTGCAATATTCTCAAAGTTCTTTCTAAGATATGATGGTGTTGTGACAAGGTTTTCCATAGCTGTTGCAGATGACGGGATTTCACCATTAAGAACCAGATCCCGTTTTGAAAGTGCATTGGAAATACGTTCTGCTCCATAAGCATTAAAGCCTGTAGGTGCAGCAGTAGTGCTAGGAGCATCAGGCGCAACGCGAGAGCCGGGAGAAGCAGGGTTATTGATGCCAGGCGCCCACCTTCTTTCCCCAGGCCTCTCCGGTCTCCAACCAGGGTTTATATGACCAGTAAAACCTGTAGTAGTTCCTGTCCGCAGCTCCTCACGCAATGAATCGTCCATTGCCTTCAGCAACTCCGGATGATCGACTTCCATCCGGCTGTAAAGTTTTTTGCCAATCGCAATAATGGGTAAAATCGATGCACCAGCAACAGAAGACAAACTAACATCGAGCACACTTTGCTCGATTGTGCGGTCTTGTTGAAAAGTATGAAGAGCTGTTTCAACGACACCTGCTTGAGTTGCACCATATTTAAGACCCGTCTTAGCACTCTGAAGCAGACTTTTACCTACGGAGGTCATAACGCCGGGAGCTGCACCAAAAATAAGATTAAGCGGCTCTACCATTCCAGCCACCAAACCCGTTCCCAACAACTCTGGCATACCAGCTCGTGCAAATACCGCTTGATGTTTTTGTGCCTGATCGATGCGTCTTTTTATCCAGTCAGTTTCTTGAGGACTTCTGGAAAAAGAGAACGATAGAGCGTAGGCCTCATAAGGCGTCCCCATAATATCATCGACACCGTTATACCCGTCGAGAGGAGAAAACTCCGGCGTTGGTTGCTTATCGAGGCTGGCACCAAGGGTTGTTTCTGTCCGCAGCATTAAGCCCAGGACTTCAGTAAAATCAGGTTTCCAATCAAGTGTGGGTCCGCCGTAATTACCAAACATATTAACGCGGTTGTGTGCCGTAAGCGTATTTTGATAACCCTGATCGGTTGTAGGATCGTAGCTGTCTTGAAAGGTCATTTTGGCAGCCATCGCTGGTTCATGCGTGGAGGTGATTTCGTTTGGTTTTTCGGGGGCGGCACAACCTCATTCGGCATTTCGTCCTGCCAAAGCTGTTCAAACGGACGATCCGTCATCTCTTGTGCTGGCATATTCGGACCAAGATTCTGGTCGGCAAAGACACCCTTCATAAATTGTCCTAGCCCAGTAGAACCTAAATGCTGAAGAGCACGAGCTGTTGTTGTTGTGGAATACGGTGCGACTGTATTTCGCAAAGTCGGTTGCCAGTCACGCATAATAAGAACGCCGTCAAACCAAACCTGATATTCAGGATGACCACTAGTGTTTTGCGCCGCCTCTCTAGCGGCTTGCTCAGCCTTTCCTATGCTTTCTTTTGTATAATTTGTATCGTCAGTTACTACACCATACTGTGTAATAAAACTTGGTAATATCCGCCGATATTCCTTTTCAACACCTTCTGGTATTCGATGACCTGTATAAGCAATGTGAAGCATACTGTTATCGGTTTTCCAAATCTCACTAAGCGGTTTTATTGGGGCCGTTCCGAGAGGTGGCGGAAGATCCTCTGTGGTCATACCGTCTAGTCGAGAATGTAGAAAATGAATTGGAATACCGTGTTGCTCACGCACAAATTCGTTTTCAAGGACGTTATTCAGTTTTTCTCTGGTCTGGTCTGTAAGGGCAGCATTAGCGCCCCACTCTTTAAGTACACCGATTAATTCTTCGCGGATAAACCTGTCAGCATGTCTTCCGCCAAAACCCAGACCAGGGTTTGTTGGTGCCCATTTCATAAGCCTCCGTTCACCCGTTAGTGCAGTTATGCTCCAACTTGGATTTACGCGCTCGATAGCCTCATCATACATTTCCTCAGGGGTTCTTGGGATGTGGCCAGGACCTATACTAATGTGGTTGTTTCCGCTGGCAGCAATGTCTTGGGCTGTGGCGGTAACTTCTGCTTTATAAGCAGGATAGTGATACTGACTCATAAGATCGGTATCGACGAGTGTTGCCGATTTACCTAGCCATTCACGGGAATCGTCCTCAAGCGCAAGCAGATTCATTGTTCTTAAAATGCGCTGATCTGTATTTTCCATTACGTATCACCCGTTAAAAATTGATTCATTTGATTAATTGAATCTTCTATATCGGGTGGTAGTTGTCCTGGCTTAGCGAGACGGTTTACATAAGCCCTTCCCCACTCCAGAGAACGACCCTTTAGCCTGTCCAGAGAAGTCGAATGGGCGAGTGCCAATATGTTGCTATCAATGGCTTTTTCAGCAGCCGTTTTATCGGTTCGGTAAAGCATTTTTACAAAAGCGATAAGTTCTCCTGCCGCCGAAAGATCCTGATCGGAAGATGCAACCTCTAATTGCTCAAAATGTTGACTGATTACATTTGCAACAGGTTGCGGAACAAACCCGGCGCTTTTAGTTATGTTAACGATATCGGTCGTAACAGGACCTAACATTCCGGTATCTGTAATAAGTTCTCTTGCCAATTTAAAACCGTAAGGTTCTCCAAAAGCGTCTTGTCTGCTTAAAACTCGGTTATAAACTTCTTCTGCTTGCTGTTTTGTTCCGGTCCATTCGCCGCTTTCAATCAACCCAATATCACGCACATCTTGCAACGCCTGACCACGTTTATCAGTTTGTTTAATTTCCTGGTTAAGCATTTTCAGGCGTGAAGAAATAAATTGTTTTGTTCGTATTTTTTTCTTGTCTGTCTGTTCGTTGATTGTTGTAAGTTCAGTCCGAAGCGTTTGAAGAAACTTTTTATGCACTGCAAGATCTTGCGTGTTTTCAAAAGCGTTAATTTTTGCAAACGAAGCAACAAAGTCCTCCATCGCATCAAGAGTTCCGTGTGTTTTTTCACTGTGTTCAATCAACTGTTTTCTTTCTGCCACTAACTTTTTAAGGCGAGGGAATTGTTTGCTAAGAGCCGTAGCCAATCGCCCAGACGCTTTGCCAACCTCGTCACTTCCGGCATACATTTCAAAAGAAGACATAATTTGATCGAGCTGATCGATGTCATTTGTTTTAACAATCATCGTTGCAAAATGACTGGCCTGTCGCAGTGCAGTTAGATCGCTTCGATAATTTGTAAGATTGTTATAAATAGATGGGTCCGAAGCTGGCTGAGACTGCAACATTTTATTGATCTCATCGCCTAAAGCATCAATGGAACCATACGCGTTCTTCACCCATCCCCCCTGATTCCATTGGGAGTCGTTTGCGTTGCTTAATCGATCTCCCAGATTTCCAATAGTGGTACTAAGTGCAGATACTTTTGCTTTAAAAGCACTCTTCACTTTTCCTGCATTGCTTGTAAGAATGCCAGCGGCTTGTTTTCTGTATTTCTCGCCGTCTAGTGAATAGCTGGTTGTGTATCCAAGCATTCGCTCCGGATCTCTTTCGACTAAATGCTCCATGTACTGATTTTCTTTTTGTACAAACCAGCCTCGAGGACCGTTTAAATATCTATTTAAATCCGCTTCTGGAATGACACCTTTTGCAGCGTCAATAGCTTGTTGAATAGTTTGTGTTCCCTGCTTTACAATCCCATCGCTATCGTTAAAACCACGGGTTTCTGTTCGTCGTAACTGCTCTTCAATAACATTTGGAATGTTGTTTCTATGCCAGTCTATTTCTTGTGTTCTGGCAGTTTTTAGTGCACTGATTTCTGCTTGTGCTGCTTGCGTGGTTAGGTTTTTTTCTAAGGCACTTATATTTTCAGAACGCCACCCCTGACGTTGAGCAGCAGCAAGAAACTCATTTTTTAAATTTAATGCTGCGTCTCGAACCTGTGTGCTGCGGTTGCCGTAATCATTAGGTGATATACCGTCGCTGACTTTCTGCAGATCGACATTAAACGCACTTATCATTGCCGTGGCTCTACCTAACTCCCAGCGATCTTTCATATCTGTTGCGATAGTAGAAAGTTGATCGCCAACCTTGATTAATTGCTCACCTGCAGGTGAACCTGGTTGTGTAAGTTGCGGCCTTAGAGTTGGCTCAGTTTGTGGTGTTCTTCCCCGTGTTGTAGGAAGCTCCCGCGATCTAAAATCAGGTAATTGTATTGCCATGATTAAGCCCCGCTGCCCTGTGTCATTACACGCTGTTCAACTTCAATGGGCGATAGGCCTTGCTGTATTAGCTGGCCGGCCAACGTGTCTGCGTAGGTTTGTCCGCCACCTCCAGGGAATGATTGTCTTAGCTGGTCATTACTTGCTGGCAAACCAAGCCGGGTTCGAGCAGCGGAATTTTGCTGTGCCAGTCGATCCGTTTGTAATTCAAGTGCCGATTCAAGAATAGCGCGGCTTTCAGGTGGCAGTGATTCGATGCCGCCAGCTTGTTTTATAAGATTTTCTACACCCCATATCCTTGCACCAGTTCCAGGGTTCGGATCTTTAAAGGTATTCGGCAATCCAAGCAGTGCTTTTGCCCGTTCAAGGTTATGCCCTGTGCGAAGAAGATCGACGGTTTTATCTGTTGCTATCTGCTGTGCTAGTGCCGTGTTATCCGTACTAAACGCACCTCCCAAATACATAATGCCAAGTATGGCGGCTATTGGTGGCGCAACTGTTCCAAGGAATGCGGCTGCTGTTCCAGTGAACGTACCGCCTACTGCTGGTGCGATACTTCCACCACCGAGACCCAGTGATGCTGATAATCCCTGGCTGAATGTCGTAAGACCTGCACTTCCAGCCCCAGATGCAGCACCAGCACCAACAGCAGTACCCGTACTAACAGCAGTACCCGTACCACCACCACTGAAAGCAGCACTTCCGAAAAGTGCCTCTCCTGTGCCTACGGCTGCTGCGGTACTAGCTGTTCCGGTGCCAACGGCGGCTGCGGTGTTAGCTGCTTCTAACGCTGCAAGACCTGCATTTAAACCCTGACCCGTTAGACCTGTTCCACCAGCTATACCGCCACCTAAACTGGTACTCCCGGTAATTCCAAGCAGATTTCCAAGTTTTCCGGCGAGGGATGGAAACTTAGTTAAAACGTCCACGCCAAACCCGGCACCAGAAAGAATGTCGGCTATAAGTTGATCGTCTTCCTGATCTTCAAGTAGGTCTTGTTGGCGCTGGAATGTTTCAACACCAATCGCTGCTTTTCGCTCAAGCAATTCTCGACTTCGCTCTAATCGATCAATGTTAATATCTCTATTACGAATATTGATTTCTGATTCCAACGCCGCATCAAATGTTGCGTCTTCAAGCAGTGCTCTAAGTTGAATTTCCTCAAGATCAATCTGAGCTAATTGGTTATCTATACTTGCAAGTTGTTCTCGTATATTTGAATCTGTTAGCTCATCTCGTATTCTGGCTTCCTGCCTCGAAACCAATTCGTCTGCTCTGATAGCACCAACTGCTGCATCAATATCTTCCTTAACATCATCTTCAGCAGCCGCAATGCTTCCTGACGTTACCCTGACGTTACCAGCTGCCGCTATTGATCTAATTTCCGCGGTTCTGTCTCTTTTTTCACGGGCAAGCACACGGGCACGTTCATTCGCTCGAATTGTAATGGCATCAAGTGTTGTTCCTAAAAGACGGTCATTTATTTCAGACCTAAGCTCCAATTCTCTCCTCGATGTCGTGACAAGCTGGGTTTCGGCTTCAAACGAACCCTCACTTAATGTTGCTTGTCGTCGTGCTCTGGATAAATTTTCTGTGGTACGCCGCTCCTCGATTGCAGCAGCTTCTTGTTCAGAAATTATTTCTTGCTCAATCCCTTCAATTTGGATTGGCAGAGTTTCAGCAATTTCCCGTGCATTAAGTGATGCAATTTGCGCGTTGGCATCAAGCGCAGCAGCAGCACCTCTTGATTCTAAAAAGCTACCTGCTGCACTGATACCGCGACCACCAATGTCCAGTACATTTTGAAATTCACGATCTGTAAGATTAAAAATGGCCATGACTATTCCTGATTAAGATTAAGCGAGCTAATCAAAGCCGATAACTCAAAGGCATAAGGATCATGACCCGTTATCGTGATCGTTCCTTCCCTGCCCCATTCGTTATCAACAACAAAACTTTTGTCACCCGTGTAAGCAGGTGGCGCTGAATCCATAGGATCGCCAGCTTTGCGGTAGACAATAGGATCACCGTTAATTGTTGAGCCAAGTGATGAAACCAACCGCAGAATTACACGATTTATTCGGCGCTTCATTCCGGCCATCGTATTGGTTCGAGTGCTTTGCACACTCATATCCGGAACCTGTGTTACCAGGGTATGCGTATATGGAAGCCCCGCCTCAACCGCTGTATAACTGCCTCCCAACGTGATTGTGCCATCCGATACATTCGTGTTCGGGATGCGGCTTCCATCAGCCTTGACCACAACGGTATTGCCTTCAAGATGATGAAGGCCTGTAAGCGACGTAATTGCTGAACCAGAATAGACATATGTTGAATCCGTATAAACTGAGGTATCGAGATATTCGACGTACCGATGCGTTGCCCCGTTAATTGTTCTTTGAACAGTTACCCAGACTTGGCTGTTTGCTCCGCCAGCTGATCCCGAAGCAGGAATAACTGATACGGACTCAACAACCGGGACCGCCTCATCTGTTACAGCAAGTCTGGTTGAATCGCTTGTTGCGATCTTGATAGGGGCAGAACCTGCCCTCGTTGTCTCTAAAACCGTAACAACATTCGATGCCGGGTTCGCTACGGTAAAATCAGCATGGGCATTCATTGCCGTATAAATGTTGTCAGCTGTCGTATCGTTTGATTCGTTTGGGCGCCAGCCGTTTGTCCCTGACGGTGCACTTCCGCTAATAGCTTCGGATGTAAACGTAACCGTATCGCCATCTGACTTGGTAACAGTAATGGTTGTGCCAACAGCGATATTGGCATAATCGGTGACAGTGATCGTTGCAGTACCGCTTACGCCGCCTAACTCATGTGTATGCCATGCAATAACATTATTTACCCTGTCATAACTTAACGAAGCCAGCGTTCCGTCACTTAATACAAACCAAGCGACATTCTCTGGATTTTTTTGATAACTGCCTCGTATAACACCGCTCGTTGTCAAATCACTTGCATGCCAGTTTAGATCAAGTGTTCGGAATTTTTGTCGCGTTACAGAATCGGTAATAAGGCTCAATTCCATAACCGATAAGGCTGTTCGATCTATAAACAAGAGCGAATTACCAGCAAAAAGCGGCATGATCGCAACGCTGCCAATAAACGAATTTGGGACGACCTGGGGATTGTCAGGTTTAAGAATAGTATCGCCACCTGTCAGGTTAATCTCTGACTGTAGCGTCCCGCAGAATAAATCGGTTTGCAGTGCCGCAAGCCATTGAACCGAAGTTTGATCTCTTGTCGCAAGCGTATAGTCCAGCGCGTCACTAGCTGTAGTACCAGGCGTCATATCCTCAGTAAGACCGATAGCACTTCCCCAAACTCCGTTAGGCTCTGCTGTTGTTGCAGCAAGGATCAAACGCTGCTCGAAGAAATGAACCGCTTTTGGAAATCCTGTTGTGGTTGAGTAAGACCCCAGTTCCCAGACGGTTGTGGCATCTGTCGCACCAAGAGCTGAGAGAACTGTCGCAGTTACGGAAGTGGCGCTTGCGTAGGCTGTGATCTTTGCGTAGCCGTAAGCCGCAGATCCCACTTTCATACGGACAAGGCGGTCTATCTCGCCCGTGCCGCCTGACCCTGATGTGTCGGTTGCGGCAAAGGTCGAGGCCGAGGCGGTAATTGTTACGGAACCTGTTGTTCCGTTTGCCGTCAGTGTTGTCGTTGATGTGTTTGCATCCTGATAAGGCCCGTCCGTAAAGACCACAGTAGCCAGCGTCCAGCTTGTATCCGACGCACGGGTGAGCTTCCTGACCATCTTGTCGGAATGTGTCAGGTAAAGAGTATTGCCGTCCTGTGCCCACTGAACATCATCAGCCATGGTATCGCTCCACGGCGTTGTGATTTCATAAACCTTGGCGGACGTTCCGGCTGAGGAATATGTCGAGTAGTCGGAACTATCGACACCGGATAATTGGAATGTGTTTGTGGTTTTGTTGGCGACGGTAAACCAGCGTCCGTTAACCTGCACCATACCGACAACGGCTGCGATATAAACCTCGTCACCGTTGTTGTAGCCATGACTGTTGGCTGTCACAACGGCTGGGTTGGCTTTTGTAATTGCCGTTATTGTTTTTGTCGCTTCGCGGATCTGGGCGTTTGCTTTGTAGAACCGCGCTTTAAGATTGCTTAACTCAATAATGTATCCCGTACCGTCCGCCAGCTCGAAAGGAATGAGTGTTGAAACCTTTGATTCATCTTCAGCTGGTGCAACAAACACAGTACCCGTCCGACGTTTAACACCGCCTTGGGCTTTAACCTGCATGTTTGTAATGGTACGGGCCGATGAATCGAACAGATCGAGGTCTGTTCTGCCACGCATGTCCGTACCGAGCTGACCTGCCCGAAATGAGTTTACAATGTTGTTAAGGCGCGGCATTAAAGCCTTGCGGTGGAAAAGGTGCTGGACTCTATAAGCGGTGGCGCTCCTTCGAGGCCATCCGTAGACCTGGCATCCTTTCGAACCTGATTATAATACTGCCAGATACGGCCACGCAGTGTCTCGTCACCTGTTAGCCGGAAACAAACCGCATGTGCCAGCCGTGCTGATATTGCCTGTACCAGCCCCGGAGACATTTCCATAGCGTCGGTTATACGTTTGACATAACGGATGTTGACGGAGCTTGCATCGACAAGAAACGTCCGTCCTTCCACGACCCACTCATCATGGTCGAAGTTCTGGATATCCAGTATGCGAAGACACCACGGGTCCGTTGGAAGATTAAAGGTGTTGGTATAGCCGTAGACTGGCGTAGTGGATGTACTCGCAACTTCCATCCGGTAGACTGCACAATTCCAAGGGTGGGCTGCTGTCACCTCATCCCTGATTAAATCATAATTGGCATTAATTGATTTGGCGGCTTCGCTGTCATCTGTCAGAGAAACAATGCGTTGGTCGCCAATTAAAGAAAGTGCAGAATTCGCAATCGTGACATCACTTAACGCTGGCATTGCATTCTCCAGAAGAAGCAGGGGCCGTCCCTATTGAGACGACCCCCGTTACTACTTACTAAGCACGCTAATCGACCACGTAGGCGAGAGTCCCCATGATCGTACCCGCAGCAGGAAGTGTTCCGTCGTTGATTTGAGCATCAATGACTACCCCCTCTTTGGATTCGAAGAGCTTGGTTTCGTGTGTGCCGATTGTTCCCCCAGGGATCACCGATCCCGCAGAAGAGACATCAACACCGTCATCAAGCCCGTTTGGATCGGCAACTACGGCGTTTCCATCATCATCGGTATAGGCTTGCCAACCGAGATCCATCGTGCGACTGGACCCCATGGCTGAAAACCCGATGTAGGAAAGCCTTAGCAAAAGCCTCACTTTACCCGCTGGCAATTTGACCAGCGTTGCGGTTGAGGTTGCATCACCTGCACTCGATCCTTGTGTGAATGCGAAGAACGCTATGCGTACGCGTCCGTGCATCTGGTGAGAAGCAGGGACTTTCGCTGGCACTGCTTGCGTCAGCGCATATTCCGTTGACTGTTCAGTTGTTACTGCCATTGTTCCCTCCTAACTCGGATCACAGGCTATTTCACAGACCTTCTCATCCTCGATGCGTGTCGCCCCGAAGGACATCTCGACGTACACCTGGGTTGAGTAGTTCTTGTCATCGCGTTCAGAGATGCGGACTGTTACATCCTCACCGACGCCGAGACCCACACCGTTCTCTGCCCAACAGTAAACAAGTTGGTCAGAAGAACTGTCCGTTGGTAGGCTTTCGTAACGGGCGAACTGGAAGCCCATAAACGAGGAGACCTGACCTTGGACGAGAGCGTAGACATCATTGTAATCCCGCGACTGGACTTCGGTTTCTGACAAGAGCTTTGCAAGCTGCTTGGCATTGGCCACACAGTAGAGGGGTTCATCGTCGCTGATTGCTTCCGCTGACATCAGAACTTCTTTGGCGGCAATCAGTTTGCCTACGGTCAGCCCGACATCGCCGGAACCGGAGTCAAACGAGTGATTGTTCACCGCAACTTTCTGACCACTGGGAAGTGCAACAGTTGTTGCCGCGTCGTCTTCATCGATGGAATAGGCGTTTCCGTTCATCGCAGTCACAATGGCGGAATCAAACTCACGACCTGCCGCCCAAACCGCATTCGTTGTGTACGGTCCTTCTGGATCGGCCAGGAGCTTCACCCGGTCTGCATTATCGATGAGATCAGCCCACACAAAATCATCCATTGTTATTCTACGCCTCGAGTGGGGTGTCGAAATAACGGGAGTATCCTGGTGGCGACTGGTCCGTTTTTGCATGGCCGTAGAGCCAATGCGATCAAAATACCCGGCCTTCCCTTTCAGGAAGTCTGGGTCGTCTCTTACCCACGGGCGGAGCCGTGAGCCTTTCTGTTGTGAAAGCAGTATAAAATTATCTTTATACTGTTGCACAAAGGCAGTTGTAATTTCGGTACTCATATAGGCACCCTCCGTAAAAAACTACGTTTGTCAGTTTTCTCGGAGAGCAACCCGGAAGCCGGACCCTTCCTTGGAACGTAACGTATTCCCAGACGACGGGAGGTATCCCGTAATCACGGACCTATAAAGGCAACCCGTAGCGTTGAATCATAGTGACATTTTTGCAACAGTCAACCTGTGTTTTCAGCAGCGAGTGCTCCAAGCAATACCCATTGAAACGCTTTTTCCGCAATAATCTGCGGGTCCTGCATCTCCCGTTCAGATGCACGGGCTGCAACAATGCGTAGACACTCAAGCCG